AGGAGCACTCAATCAAAACCCCCCCTACCCCCCCTTCTTCGCGTGGAGGAAGGGAGTGAGCGTTTCTCCTTGGCCAAGTTAGCCCGCAGAGCCAGGAGGACGCACATGGTAGGGGGGAGAAGAAGAAGAAAGCCAGCCCACTGAGTTGGTGAGTAGTCGCCTCCGCCACCGAAGAACCCCAAACTTGGTGACCAGCCCTTGCTTCCTTCATTCGGGGAAGCCAGGGCTGAACGCTGGACAGCCTACTCCTAGCCTCTTATGGTGTCAACCATGAAAAAGAGAGCGAACCCCGACGCCGTGGCCAATGTCCCCACCATATCCCCTGGCCGTTCCGACAAGGTGGGCCAGTATCTTGTGCGTGAACTTCTCAAGGATCGGATGGAGAAGAACATAGCGAAGGGGATGACCTTCAAGGACGCGGCGGAGAGTGCCGGGATTCCTTACGAGGTGGCCATCGCCCGCGCCACCACGGACCCGGAGTTCCAGCGTTGGCTGGCTGCTGCCCCGGACGAGGGCCAGGAGCGGATTGCGGGTGGCCTGAAGACTGGAATGCAGATCAAGGGTGAGTTCATGAACAGGCTGGCTAAGGCTGGGCTGTTTGACAAGATTGCCCAGATGGCCGAGGACGCCGACCCCACCACTCCCGAGGGCCAGCAGATGCTTGGCTTCTTCATGAGGTATGTGGTGAAGGACATCCTTCCGAAGGAGAGCGCCTCGAAGGTGGAGCAGACGAACAAGGTGGAGCATAGTGACATGACGGACGACCAACTGCTCCTGCAACTGGACGCGAGGCGAGCCAAGCGGCTGGCCCTCCAGCAGCGTGCCAAGGAGATAGGGGAGGGGGGGAGCGCCAGTGGTGAACATGGGGGAAGTTGAGGACGCGGAGAGGGAGCGTCTCGAAAAGGAACTGAGCCTGGAGGAGGAACTACTCGGGAGGCTATCCGGCAACCCCTTAGCGCAACTGAAGCCCAACCCTCGCCAGTGGGACTTCCTGAACTCCATGACCCACGAGACCATGTTCAGTGGGCTGAACCAAGCGGGCAAGAGCACGGCCCTCTGCCTGAAGGCTGCCTACCACCTCACCGGAATCTACCCCAAGAACTACAAGGGGCCGAGGTTTGACGGCCCGATCAACTCCGCCATTGGTGGTGAGACTGCCCAGTCCACCCGAGACCTCTTATGTGATCGTCTCCTTGGCACCCTGGGCGAGCGGGGCACTGGCTACATTCCTGCGTCCTGTGTGCAGGAGAACAAGATAACGAGGCTCACGGGTGGCATTCCAAACCAGATCGACTTCTTCCAGATCAAGCACCACGACAAGAACGGGGCCTTTGACGGCTGGAGCAAGTGCTATGTGTTCTCCTATTCGAGTGGGTGGCAGCGCCTTCAGGGCTACACGCTCCACTGGATAGGGTGTGACGAGGAGCCGAAGTTCGACATCTATGACGAGTTCAGTGCGAGGCTCAACGCAACCAATGGCTACATGGACATGGCGCTCACTCCGCTCCAGGGGGAAACCCCCCTCTATCTGCTCTTCGAGGAGGACAAGAGTGGCGTGCGGTGCATGATAAACTACGACATCATGGACACCGACCACATGACGGACGACGACCGCACCCGTCTGATCGGTAAGTATGAGAACCACCCGTTGGCCGAGGCCCGCCTCCATGGCCGCCCAGTAAGGGGCGAGGGGCTAGTCTACACCACCCCCGACCACTTACTGGAGATAGAGGACTTCCCCATCCCCGAGCACTGGAAAGAGATCATTGGGCTGGACTTCCCCCACGGCACGGGCGTGTTTGCTGCGGTGAAGTTGGTCTACAACCCCGACGACGATGTGCTGTACATGGTGAACGAGTACAAGGAAGAGGGCAGAGAGAGTTTGATCTATGCTGACCGTGTTCGGTTGATGGGGGGGGCCACCTGCCCGGTGGCTTGGCCCCATGACGGTGGCCGCACATTCACCGACGGGTCCACCATAGCGAAGAAGTATAAGGGGTACGGCCTTGCTATGTTACCCGGTCCCGCTCATTTTGTTACGCTAGAGGGCAAGAAGACCTTTGCCATCATGAGTGCGGTGGAGGAGATGGTGGACCGTATGCAGTCTGGCAGGTTCAGGGTCTTCGGGTCTTCATGCCATAAGTGGTTCAGGGAGAAGCGCCGCTACAAGCACAACGCTGGCAGGATTGCGACAAAGCAGGACGACCACCTCATAGACGCCATGCACAAGGCGATCATGATGTTGAGGGACGCCCGTCCAGCGAACGAGACCAAGGCAGTGATAGCGCCAAGAATGCCGGAGTACGATTTCTTTAGCGCACAATAAGAGGAGGCCCAGTGGCCAAGCAACTTGACGAACTGGTTGAACGCCTGGAGTACATGAAGGGCGTGCGCTACAACGACGAGCAGACATGGCAGGAGATCAGCGACCTCATGATGCCCTTCCGTGGGGACATCACCACCACCAAAACCTCCGGGTCTCGCAGAATCCCCCCCGTATTTGACAGCACGGCGATGCAGGCTGCCGACACCTTCGTCAACTTCATAAAGGGCGCAGTGATTCCGGGCAACCTGGACTGGCTCAAACTGGAGGCCTCGGCCCCCTTCACTGACGATCTGAAGGTGCAGGAGGCGCTCGACCTCACCTCCACCAAGATCCTGGAGGCCCTCTCAGGCTCCAACTTCTATATGCAGGCCACGGCCTTCCTGCGGGACTTTGCCGTGCTTGGCAACGGGACCATGTATGTGAATGAGCGGCCCCCCAAACTGAACCGCTCCGGCTCCACCTTCGGGGGAGTGAGTTTCGAGGCGGTCCCCGTGAGAAGGATGTGGTGGTCAAACGGGGCAGAGCAGAGACCAACGATCATGGCGAGGGTGTTTGAACTCCCGGCCCTTGACGCCTACAAGTTCTTTGACGGTAAGCCGGGCAGCGCCTGCCTGGAGATGCTTCAGCGAGACCGAATGGGGAAGGTGGAGTATTACCACTTTGTTTACGAGAACGAGGACGATGTGCCGGGCGGCATCGCCACTGGCGAGGAGAGGCCCTGGGTGAGCCAGTTCCTGTCCCTGAGCGGCAGGCCAGAGATGATCCGCACCTCCGGCTACGAGTTTGCCCCCTACATAATCAGCCGCTGGATGGTGGTTGACGGGGAGACCTACGGGCGGGGAAGGGGCCACTTGGCCCGGCCAGACACAAAGGGCGTGAACGAGTTGAGGAGGCAGATCCTCATAGCGGCTGGCAAGGATTTGTCTCCGCCTCTTATGGTGGAGCATGACACGATGGTCACCCTTGACATCTCGCCCAACGGGATCATGGTCACGCGGCCCCCCATGAAAATGAACCCCACCTACCTGAAGAGCGACGCCAGGTATGAGGTGGCTGACGGGATTGCTAGGTTGGACCGGGAGCAGATTGGTCGAGCCTTCATGAGTGAGGTGTTTGACGAGCCTGAGACCCAGCCGCGCAGCGCGGAGGAGAGCAGGCTCCGTCAGCAACGAATGCTCCAGAAGATGGCCAGCCCGGCAGAAGTGATGAGCCATGAGTTCCTCACCCCTCTTATTGACGCGGTGGTGGAGTTGATGAGCAGGAATGGCGCCCTACCGGAACTGCAAGCGGTGACAGAGGGGGGCGTGGATGTGAACATCCAGTACCAGAGTCCTGTGTTCACTGCGCAGAAGGCGAGCGGCGGTGCCAAGGTGCAGGCCTTCCTGGAGAGACGCCTCATGTTATTCCAGGCCACCCAAGACCCCGCATGGCTGGATGACATAGACTACGACGCTATAACGGCCTATGATGCAAGGACCGCCGATGTGCCAGCGGAGATATTCCGCACACAGGAAGAGGTGGCGATGAGGCGTGAGGCCAGGGCGCAGGCCCAGGCCCAACAAATGATGATGGAACAGGCGCAGCAGGCGGCCCAGATAGCCGCTTCGCAAGCAGGAGGCCCAGGTGGGGCGCCGCAGGAGCCAGCCATACCTGGAATGACGGAAGGACCGCCGATTGGCTAGTGAAAGTAGCGAGGCATTGAACAAGATCAATGATTCAATATACACGACGGACGACAAGACGATGCTCGTTGATGTGTGCCTGTTATTCGAGAGCGATCTCGGTAAGAAGGTGCTTGGGTATCTGGAGACTCTGAGTGGCGCCATGCACTCCCTTGAGCCGGAGGAAGTGGAGGCCCGTGAAACAGGCAAGAGCGTGCCTATCTGCCCGATAGGACTGGCCAAGAGGAATGGGCAGAGGGCCTTTTTCTGGCGCATCATCGCGATGATTGGCGAGGGCGAACGACTCCGAGGGGGGGCTGAATGAGCGATTTGAACGAGAACTTACCGGACGACTTCGAGGGCCGGGCAGGCCTATCTGAGAAGTTCAACACCGTGGCAGACTTGGCCACCTCTTATCAGGCCCTTCAGGGCCAGTTGGGCGGAAGTGCCAGGGTTCCAGGCGAGGACGCCACCCCCGAGGATTGGCGCGAGTTCTATACCAAGATGGGCGCCCCGGTCAGCGTTGAGGGCTATGGGGTGCCAGAGGACATGGACGATGGAACCAAGTCCCAGTTGGTGGGTCTCAGGCAGCAGGCCCTGGATTCGGGCCTCACCTCGAAGCAGTGGGACACCCTGATTGGAACGGTGGCCACTGGCGCTTCCTCCCATATCGAGTCGCGGTTGGCCCTGCTCGAAGCCACCAAGGAGGAGTGGGCCACCCAGGCCAGGAAGAAGTACGGCGATCAGTTTGATTCAAAACTAGCGCTGGCCGAGCGGACCTATCGCCACATTGTTGGCGACGACGCAGAGGTGAGTGCCCTACTGGAGAGCACCGGACTCAATAAGAACCCAAGACTCCTTGAACTCTTTATGAAGGTTGGAGAACAAATGGCAGACGACACGATTCCAGCCGACGCGGGTGGAAGCCCCCCCGGCAACGCAAACTCCCTGGCCATGAGGGCCAGGAAACTTCTCAAGGAGGGCGCAGTCAACAATCCGCGCCACCCTGACTACGAGGAGGCCTACCAGGAGTACATGAGAATCCAGGCCAACCTCATGGATCAGGGCTTTGCCGGGATCACAGATCCCCGCCTCAAAGAAACTCAGGAGTTTCCCCTTTACGAAGATGTGTGATCTCTGCTAGAACAGAACTGCTCGATAACCTTCTGGCCGGGCTGACCGCAGGAAAGACTGCCGAAGGGGTCCGCGAGAGGACCAAGGGAAGCCCGGTGGCGGACAACTTCTCGTAGTTTGATAAAACATTCTACGCAAGGAATCTGCCACCATGGCTATTACCAACTCACTGACGGATCTTGGTAACCTGACTGGCAACGCCGCAACCGCTGGTGCCGACTATAAGGTTTCCAACCTTTATAAGCAGGCATACAGCGACGCGGTGCGCCTCCAGATCCAGCAGTTCGATTCTCTGCTCTCCGACACTCTCCAACGCGAGAGCATCGAGGGCGAGATCAAATCATTCGACCGACTCGACAAGAAGAGCGTTGACGACCTCCTCACCCGTACCCGCAGTGGCCTCTACGGCATCAAAAATGGTACGGTTGCCACAGATACCGTCCTCGCTGCTGACGCAGTGTATGGGGCGAGCGACACCCAGCGCCGCATGATCGAGCCTCTGTGGTTCGAGTATGCGGAACTCTTCGACCCTCGTGACTCTCAAGGGCTGATGAAGGCCGTGCGGCCCGATTCGCAGTACCTCCGCAACCTCGCAGCCATCTTCAACCGGAAGAAGGATCTGATCATCCTGGACGCCCTTTCCAAGGCCGTGCTGGTTCAACAGCGCACCGGGCAAGGCGTGACGGTGAACAAGACCGTTGGCTACACGGGCGACTTTACCTGGACCGACGGGGTGGCGACCACTGATGGAGCCAACGGCATTGTAGTGAACCGGGACGCCTACGAGGGCTTTGAGGTTGGGTGTAAACTCTCTCGGAAGTACTCGGATGCTTACCCAGTAGACTCCACCGCTGCGGTTGCAACGGGCGTTTTGGTTTCTTCGGGAGCCAACAACGACACCACCCCGCTTATTGCGGTAGCCGCCGCACCCGGCACCACCTATGCCGCTGACGACATCCAGATTGCTGGCGTTGACTTCACGGCTGCCGCTACCGCCGGAGACTACACCTCTGTTGATGTGACTCCCTTCAACATCGAAAAGTTGATCCGAGCGCGTCAGAAACTTGAATCCAACAACGCTCTGATGCCGGGAACTCGCTACATCTGCGTGCTTCACCCGGACCAGTTCTACAGCCTGATGGCTGACGCCAGCGACACCCGCTTCACCAGCATTGACTTCAATGACGGCAAGCCGCTTATCAATGGCGAGGCTTTCAAGTTCATGGGCTTTGAGTTCCGTCTCTCCAATCTTGTTCCGCAGGCCACATTCACTGCTGGAACCGATGCGGCGGACACGGGCGCTGACTATCAGGGTCCAGCGGCAGCCTACAGCATCGTGCAGGGTGGGGTTCCGGTTCGTTACGCCTACTTCTACACGGAGCAGTGCGGCATCTTCGGCATGAACGCTGATATGTCGATCCGGTTCGACGAGATTCCCGAGCGTGGGTATGCCCTTCAAATGTGGCACCAGATCGGGATGAACGCGATCCGCATGGACGGTGATTGCATCGTTCGTGTGGCTTCGGTTGACGACCCGGCATAGGTAAAAGTGGGGGTCTGCTGTGACAGGGAAGATGAACTTGATTAGCGCTGAGACACTGACTCGGTTTACCTCCTTGTCAGGGCTTAGTACATTCGGGACCGTCTATGTAAACCTGCTCACAGCAGGCCCCGCTAACGATGGCACGGTGACGACAGCCGTAGACGGCACGGAGTGGCTACTGGCCAGGGTGCCGATTGAAACAACCGAGTGGAACACCCCGGCGATTGTTCCCGGCAACGCGAACGCGGTGCAGATCACCAACGGCATCCTGCTAACCTGGGCCGACATCACCTTCGACCCCGATGTCGTCCCCCTGGTCACCACTGCCACCGTGACGCACATTGGCGTGTGGAACACTTTCGACGGCACGGGCGACCTGCTCTACTGGGACGAGTTGGAGGTTGCTCGCACTGTGAACAACGGCGACACCTTCCAGTTGGGGGTGGGCAAACTAAGAATACGGGAGGACTGATGGAATGACCGACGCAAGTGCCGGAGCCAGCGCCAATGCTTTCGTTGAGCGAGGCGCGGCAGCGGAGACTACCATGAAGGAACGCGGCTACCTGACATACGAGGTGGTCGGTCCCGACGGCAAGGTGAAGCAGACCGCAACTAGCGAGAACGCTCTCACCACCGTGGGCGCCGTGTACATCCTGGACCTCGTCAGGCCCACCGCTCACTCCTCTCCGGGCGTTCATGACACCTCGCTGTATCTAGGTCTGATTGGCGATGTTACTGGCGTCCTTTCCTCGGCAGATACAATGGTCACTCAGGCTGGTTGGTCCGAAGAAGACGACACTAGTTATATACGGAAGACTTGGGATCCAGCAGCGGCGACTAGCGGCGCGCCGTCGTTCCTGACTTACCAGTCCACATTCACAGAGAATGGGTCCACCATAATCGTGTACGGGGCGTTCTTGACTACGGATTTGGGCGATGTTTCGGGAACCACAGGCACGCTGATAGCGACCTCGTTGCTAACTGGGGGCGGAACCCTCTCGATTGGCGCGGACGACACATTGAACATCACATTCAAACTCACACTGGCCTAAAGGAGGACAGATGAACAGTAACGCAGGGGCCAGTGACAAGGCCAAGATCGAAGTGATAAGACCAGGAATCAAGGTTGGCGGCGTCTTTGAGGTGAGCGCCTATCACCCAGACGGGGAATGTTTTTCGCATCAGGTCGTACCAAACTCCTCGACCATAGAGTTCGTGGATGTGATGCTGAAGACAATGTTCGGCGCTGGCACCACCACCCCCCTCGCGTCAGGCTCGGGCTTTGCTGGCCTCACCTATACCGCCGCTGCTGGCACAACTGGAACCACTAACTACGAGTATCTGGTCGGGATTGGCACGGATAGCACCGTCAACCTCGCTGACACAGGCTCGACATACGACCTTATTGCCACTGCTAATGAGTTCGTGGAGGTCACCAACGCCCAAGTTTCAGGAACCTATGCCAGACAGCCCTTCGTTGACATGGACTTCACCACCGAGACTCAGTTTGAAAACTCAGGAACTGCCAGAGTTGTTACCAACCACAACACAGAAGACAACAGGGCCACATGGACCTCCGCCACTGGCTTCACGGTGTCCGCTTGTATGTTGGTCTTCTCCAACTCAACCGCCACTGGCCACGCCACCAACGCCAGCGGTAACGATGTCCATAATACGCTTGTGGCGTGCGCAAACATCACTGATGTCCCGCTGCTGGCTGACGACATCATCAAGGTCAAATACTCATACACGATAACGGCAAGTTAGTGCCTAAACCGAAGAAGCCGAAGAAGAAGCCCAAGAAGGCGGGCGGAAAGCCGAAGCGAAGCGCGGGGCCGAAGCACTACTAAGAAGACACACCTCCTCGTGGGGGATGGGGGGCGAAGTAGTTCTCCATCCCCTACTATTTTGGAGGCCCAGTGGCATTCAGAACACTATCCTTCGATACGAGGGCGGCGATCCCGACAAACGGATTCCCTGCGACTGTTGCGTATGTAAGCAGTGCCGCCCACAAGATCCACAATGTCTATGTCACTAAAGAGAATGCTTCTGACCTGAAGTTGAACATGACGCTGGATCAACTGAAGACGGACATCTTTGGCGACTCCCTCACATTTGCGTTGCTTGCAGATAAGCCCATGACATTCGGTAGCCCGTCACATG